GAGATCGAAAACGAAAAGCAGGAAGCCCGCTTGCAAAAAATCGAAGCCGTCGCCGCCGACCGAGCCGAGACATTGGCCCGCATTGACGAGAGAACCAAACGCATCGAGCAAATCCTCGCCAACCGCCCGTGAGCGGCCTTTGACACCCCGCCGCGAAGCATGAAAGCAATCCTCTTTGTCCTCGATCGTCTCAGCGAAAACAGCACATGGCGCGGCCTGATCCTCGTCGCCGTCGCCCTCGGCGTGAAGATCGAGCCCGAACTTCAGAACCAGATCATCGCCGCCGGCCTCGGCCTAGTCGGCACGATCAACATTTTCCGCAAAGGAAAATGAACCCCAAACAGGTCGCCGCCTTGTTGCTGATCCTCGGCTGGCTCTTCCTCGCAATGGCATTCCTCACCTCCTGCGTGGCCGTCCCAATGCCTCCATTCGGCGACCGCATCGGCGAAGCAGGCACGCTCCACATCCGCACCAGCGTCCGCTTCGAGCCGCGCCTGAGCGAAAGCGAAGCCGCGAACCGCGACCTCTGGCACGCCCTCGGCGAGTTCCAAAAAACCCTTCCGGCTCTCAAAGACAAATGATCAGCCTCCTCGCCCGCTTTTTCATGCTGCCCAAGCCGGCACAATCCCCCGCGCCCGCGCCTGAGCCCGCGCCGAAGCCCGCGAAGCCAACATCAAAGCCCGCCAAAACCTCCGGCACCCTCAAGCCCGAGCCAAAGTTTTACCAACAGACAAACAAGAAGACGCCCAACATCTCAGCGGGCCGCGTCATCAAGCCCACCCATGTGATCTTGCATCACACGAGCGGAGCCTATGCCGGATCCGTCTCCTGGTGCAGCGACCCCGTCAGCAAAGTTTCGTATCACTGCATCGTGGCCAGAAACGGCAAACGAACCGCCTTGGCCTTGCCCACCCAGCGCACTTGGCACGCCGGGGTCAGCTCGTGGCAAGGCCGCAAAGACTGCAACTCTTTCTCCATCGGCCTAGCATGGGAAGGGGACACCTACACGACCACCCTCAGCGAAGACGCCCTCCTCAGCGCCGTGGAATACTTGTTGCCCATCCTGCGCGAAAACAACATCCCCCTCGCAAACATCCTCCGCCACGCAGACATCGCCCCTGGCCGCAAAGACGACTGCTCCCCAGCCGCCCACGCCGCCCTCCTCGCGGCACTCAATAAAGTCCTTTAGGGCAACAACGGGCAACACTCCCGTAAGTCATTGAAAAACAAACCCAAGAAAGCGACTTAAAATCCGTTGATCCGAAAGGGTCGTGCGGGTTCGAGTCCCGCCGCCGGCAGAGCGAGTTGTGACGATTTGGGCTAGGTTTTATGCGGCTCGGCGGGTATTTGGCTTTCAGAAACAACGGGCGGGAAGTGGCGGCTACTGGAAGAAAATAGTTGAGATTTCGGGCAACACGGGCAACAGTTCGGGCAACAGCATGAGCGCCTTTCTTGTCAGTCCATACCCGCAGCGGCCCGGCACCCCTTGGAAGTTGACCATCCCGCAGAAAATTTTTGGCAAGAGGATCCGCCGGTTTTATCGCACCGAGGCGGAGGCTTGGGCGGCGGGGCCGGGGTTGCTGGAGAAGTTGCAGAAGGGTGGGACCGACTCGCTCGCGGAGGAGCAGGTGAGCGGCATGTCTATGAAATCCGCGGTGCGGGATTACATCGCCTCCAAGGTGGGCAGCTCGGAGCGGCATCGTGAGAAGCTGGAAAAGATTTGCGGGGAGCTTTTGGATGCGTTCCCTGGCGCGGTGGCGGCGGTGTCGCCGATGCAGGCGGCTCGGGTGTTTGGAAAGATCAAGGGCGCGCCGACGACGAGGGCGGGGTGGCATCGATACGCCTCGGGTTTTTTTCGGTGGTGCGTCGATATGGAGTTGCTGGACCGAAATCCATTCCGCCGCGTCGTGGCGCCGGAGGCTGAGAGTAAACGGTCGCTGATTTCGGCGAAGGAACTGCGGGCGATCTTAGATGCGGAGATGTCGGATGCGCTCCGCGCTTGGTTTCTTCTCGGTGCGTTTGCGGGGTTGAGGTCAATCGAGGTTCACAGGATGCGGTGGGAGGATGTCGATCCGAAGTCGGGACAGATCGAGGTGCGGCGGGAGGTTTCAAAACAAAGCTCGGGCCTGCCGGAGCGGATCGTGGATTTCACGGAGCCGCTGGCGAGGCGGAAGGATTTTTTCAAAGGAAAATCGGGGCTGATCGTGGTTGCGAAATCGCTCCGCCTTTATCGGGAGCGGATGGCTTTGATCGAGCGGCTGAACAACGAGGGCGTGGTGCCGTGGGCCATGCTGCCGGAAAATGCCCTGCGCCATTCGTTCGCCACTTACCACCTCGGCCGCTGCCAGGATGCTGGCAAGACGGCGCATCAGCTCGGGCATTCTTCGACGGCGCTGGTTCTCAAAACCTACGCGGTGCCTTCGCGCAAGGCGGATTGGCGGGCGTGGTGGAGGCTTTAGCGCGGTTTTGTCCGCATATCAAAAAGATATTCTCCTTTTTTATTTTCCCCTAGTTTTTTTTGTATAGATGGTAGGAGAGGAGTGTCGGGCAGTTACCGCAGTCTCTTCTTTTCTGGTGGGCTGATCCTGCATCATTAAAAATTCGTTGTCTTCGCGGGTCTTTGTTTGCTGAACAGCGTCGGCAATGATGGCAGAAATCGATGCCTTGGAGAGCCGTGATTTTTTGTTTTCTTCACGCTGTTTTTTGACCACCCAAGCGTGCAGTTCTTTCGGCAGCGAGATGTTTAATTTTTGGTGCGTCTTCTCTTTCATATACTCCTACCAGTAGCACCGCGCACACCGCCGCGCAAATTTTTCTGAAAATTTATTTTCGCCCGCAAACCTTGTCCCCATGCGGATGTCAATAGAAAAGTGAAGGCTAGTAGATCACCCCATTGACCTTTTTTTATTGCTCTACCGGTAGCACCGGCGCTATCGGTAGCACCATGCAAAGTGCATACACAAAAACCAGCGTGAGCCTCCCGAACGAACTCGCTGAATGGCTCCGCCAAAAAAGCGAGAAGAACGGCGGAACACCGATCAGCCGCTTGATTGCGTCAGCGATCCGCGAGGCGGCTCAAAACGAAAAACGGAGGGCCAAGAAATGAACCTCTCCGAGACTTTCATAGACATGGCGGAGGCTCAGCGCCTCTCCGGTTTTTCAAGCCGATCCATTCGTGAATATATCCGGCGCGGCGAGTTTGCGGCGACGATGCCACGGGGCCGGTGCGGCGGCTGGCACATTGTCAGGGAATCATTTCTCGACTGGTGGGGCTACCGCAACGCGAGCACCGCGAATCGCACGACGGTCCCAACACGGAAACGGAGGGCGGCGTAATGGACCACGAGACCACTCTCCGCTGTATCGGTTACGCAATCGACTTCCTGCAAGTCATCACCCTGCCGCTCATTTTGGCGGCGATCACCTGGAGGCTCGCACGATGAAAAAGCGACTCTGGCATTGCGAGGGGCTGAATTTCCTTCGGCACAGGGTGGGGGAGTATTTCTGGGCATTCTCGGCCTTCGAGGCTCGGGAGCGTTTCGCTCAACAATTCGGCGGCGTCCCTAGCCGCGTGGAGGTTGTGCGATGAGCGCCACGGCGGGCCTTCTCTTGGCGCTGGTGACGCTTGGCAGTTGCTACGCCTCTTACTGCCTCGGGCAACGGGACATCCTCAACCGGCTCCGCAAATTGCGTGAGAAAGAAGACCGCTGGGCTGAGTGGGACTGCGAGAACCTGGAGGATTTCGATGACTAGGTGCGCCGTCTGCCAACACGAAGCCGAGCAGGTGGATAACGACCTCGGGCCGGTGTGCTCGGAGTGCTTCACCCACTGCGAATGGGCAACCCTCGAACTGCTTTGGCAAGCGGCGGCTGTGAGTCCGTCGAAAGAATAAAATTTCAGCATCGCCCGAGAGGGCAGGTGACGGGGGGCGCGCATCCAAAACAACGCGCAACAAATTGAGTGACATGAAAATAATTAAAGGCAAACAACAGCGACCACAGCGGGTGGTCATTTACGGGGTCGAAAGCGTCGGCAAGACGACTTTCGCCAGCAAGTTCCCTTCTCCCTTGTTTTTAGACATCGAGGGCGGGGCAAACAATGTTGGGGCTGACCGAATCGAAATAGAAAAGCGGGATAAATCAATTCCTTTTGGGCATCATTCAAACAAGCCTTGGAATGAGTTAGTTGCCTGCATTCAAAAGTATTCAGACAGCCAAGAATATAACACTTTTGTTATTGATTCTATTGATTGGGCTGAGCGTCTTGCGGCTAGTGCCATTTGCTACGAACAAAAAAAACAAAGCCTCGAAGAATTTGGCTATGGAAAAGGTTATGTAATTTTAGCAGAAAGAATCAGCCATTTTCTTAACCTCTTAGATTCTCTGATTGATGGCGGGAAACATGTTGTTTTTATTGCTCACAGCATAGTCAGAAAAGTTGAACCCCCAGACATCCTCGCCGCGTATGACCGCTATGAGCTCAAATTAGAAAAGAAAACAGCGCCGCTGGTCAAAGAGTGGGCCGACGAGTTGTGGTTTTTTAGGTTTAAAACGAAAGCCGTTTCGCAAGAAGGCGGCAAGGCCAAGGGCATCGGGGGCAAGGAACGCATCATCCTGACCACCCACTCGGCAGCCTACGACGCCAAGACCCGCTCGGGCCTCGCCGAAGAACTCCCGATGGAGTGGGAATCGGTGGCGCATGTCTTTGGGAAACCTGCACCCAAAACCTCGGAGCCTGCCGTCGAAATCCTCGGTGCCGAGACGATGGCGGCCATGGAGTTGTTGGAAGCCAACGAGGACGCGGTGAACGCCTTCCTAACCGGCAACGGATCCATCCAAGAGGGCGAGACCTGGCGCAATGCCTCGCCGAAGTTGCTGGCACAAATCAAATCCCGCCCGCAAGCGCTCATCTCCAAGGCGACCGCACAAATGGAGGTCGCAGCGTGATCAAGGAAATCTCCCCATCCTCCCTGCCGAAGCTCGCCGAGTGCGCCCTGTTTACGGGCGCACCCGGCACCAGCGCGGCGGCGGAGCGTGGCACGCTACTGGATCGGGCGATCAGGGAGCTTTTGGTTGACGATCCGACCACCTACGACGGCCTCGCCGCCGAGGATCAGGCGGTGGCTCGGTGGGGCGTGGACGAACTCCGCACCCTGTCGGGCGGCTACCATGTGGAAACCCGCGAGGAGCATCTCGGCATGGAGGTGCCTGGCCTTTCCAAACCCGGAACAGCCGACGCGGTTTGCGTTCGGGCTCAATGGGTGGCGGACATCAAGACCGGCCAAGTCAGAAATTATAGGGAGCAGCTCGCGGCCTACGCGCTGGCCTGCATGCACGAGCATTTCGCCGACTCGTGGACGGCTCATGTCGTTTATGTCGATCAGAGAGTTAGGCGGACTTACACCTTCACGAGGGAGCAAGCCGAGGCGACCGTTTCGGCGGTGATTGCCGAGGCGTCGAGCCGGTTGGCGGAGCCGACGCCGAATGAATTTTGTGGCTGGTGTGCTCATTCCAACTCGTGCCGGGCCTTGGTTCGTCAATCCTCCGAGGCTTTGGCGCTGGTCAAGTCCGACCTCGCGCTCTCCGACATCCGCGATCAAATCCTCGCGAATCCGGTGGAGCTATCCGCCTTCGCCGCGAACTGGAAGCTCGCCGAGAAGCAGATCGCCGAGCCGGTCATTGATGCTCTGAAAGAACGCCTCGCCGCTGGTGAGGAAATCCCCGGCTGGAAAGTCACGACCGGCGCGGGGCGTCAGTTCGTGGAGGCCGATGCCATCGCACGCGCCTCCGCCAATGTTTCAAAAGAGACGCTCATCCTCGCCCTCGGCGGAAAGATGAGCGCCGACAAATTTCGCCAATTTTGCCTCGAAGCCGGGGTGGAAGTGGATGAATCCGCGGTGAAAGCAGGGGCACCGATAAACACCCTGCGCCAAATCAAATCCAAAAAATAATATGCCAACATACAAACAGAGTGAACCGAAACCCGTCTATTTCGTGGAGCCGGGAACCTACAAAGTCGAAATCGTCAACGCCATGGAGAAGCTTTCCAAGGCTGGGAACCCGATGATCAAACTCATTTGCCGCGTGGAGATCGGCGAGGGCGCTAAGGGGCCGGAAGTGCATGAGCACCTGACATTCACCGAAAAGGCGGGGTGGAAGATCGACCAAGTGCGCGAAGCCTGCGGGTTCGCCGTGGTGCCAGGCGAGGACATCGATGTTCAGCCCGAGGATTTCATCGGCAAGACGGCCACGGTCGTTCTTGGCGAGGAAGAGGGGGCTGACCCCGGCCATCGCTTCAACACGCTCGAACGCTGGATGTCACCCAAAACCTCGGCCCCAGCGCCGAAAGCCAAACCAGCAAAAGAGACCGACGACATTCCGTTCTGATTCAACCCTCCGGGGCGCGGCGTGGATACGCGCAGGATTTAATAAAAATGAATATAAAAGATGCCCGTATTTATTGGAATAAAGAGACTAAAGAATTTCGTGTTGAAAAAGGGCTTGGTCCGCTTGCCAGAGATTCCTTTCGTTTTCCTTTTTGGCTTGAAGCAAGTCATGGCGGGAAAACATCTCAAAAACAAGTCCTTTCATTGATTACAGAAGCTATTTGGCTTGTTGAAAAAGAGGGGTTTGATCTTAAAGCGATATTTGGGGAGCTGAGGAAAATCTCAGAAATAGAAAAGTCTCTTAGGGAAGATCCTTACTCAAGATTTTAACCCATGACCCAAGACCTCTCCCTCCGCCTCTCCATTTGCTTGAACGACTGCCCGATCGGGCCGCGCATTCAACGCCTGGAGCCTCTGCCGAACTACCGGCACACCTACGCGCTGGCCGAGCAGGCGGAAGCGGAGGCGGACATGGAGCGCGTGCGGAAATACATCGAGCGGAACCAAGACAAAATGAAAGGAAAAAAATAATGAATTACGACGATTTTTTAGAGGCAAAACTACGCCGACCTAAATCGGCAGGATTTGAGCCTAAAGACATCAATCCAAAATTGTTTGAGTGGCAGCAAAAGATCGTGGCATGGGCCGTGCGCCGCGGGCGTAGTGCTCTTTTTGAAGATTGCGGGCTTGGAAAAACGGCGCAACAGCTTGAATGGGCTAGGCAAGTCGCAGAGCACACTCAGGGACAAGTTTTAATTCTGGCGCCGTTAGCCGTGACGGAGCAGACGGTTGAAGAGGGGGCAAAGTTCGGCATCGATATCAAGCTATGTCGCCAGCCGGAGCAAATGCCTGAGCGTGGAATCGGAATCACAAATTATGACCGATTGGAGCTTTTCGAGGATGTGACTCGGAAGGTTGCCGGGGTGGTGCTGGATGAGTCGAGCATTCTAAAGGCATTCAATGGGAAGACTCGAATGGCGATCACGAGGGCTTTTGCAGATACGCCTTATCGTCTCGCCTGCACGGCGACGCCATCGCCGAATGATTTGATGGAGCTGAGCAACCACGCGGAGTTTTTGGGGCTCATGTCTGGCGCTCAAATGCTGGCGACTTGGTTTATTAACGACACGGCCAACACGGGAACCTGGAGGCTGAAGAAGCACGCTCAGGATGACTTCTGGCAATGGGTCTCTTCATGGGCGGCTTGCGTGAGCAACCCGAGGGACTTGGGCTTTGAGATGAAGGGGTTTGATCTTCCTCCGCTTAAAGTTGAAACGATAACGGTGGAGGCGGGAGAAATCCCGGCGGCCGAGGATGAGCTTTTCGCCGTTCCCGTGGCTCTCTCTGCTACGGATGTCCGACGGGAAAAGAAGCGCACGCTAGAGGAGCGCTGCCAGGCGGCGGCCAAGATCGCCAAAGAGACCGATGGGCCGGTGTTGATCTGGTGCGATCTCAATGACGAGGCCGATATGCTGGTGGATTTATTACCGGCAGAGGAAACGGTCGAGGTCCGCGGCAGTGACAGGCCGGAGCACAAAGAGCGAAAGTTGCTGGCATTCACGCATGGGGAAAAGCGGATCATGGTCACCAAGCCATCGATCGCGGGATATGGGCTGAACTGGCAGCACTGCGCGGATGTGGTCTTCGTGGGAGTGACTTACTCGTTTGAAGATTTTTACCAAGCCGTTCGGCGCAACTATCGATTTGGGCAGAAAAAAGCCGTGCATGTGCGGTGCATAACAACCGAGGCCGACGCGCCCGTCTTCACGGCATTGCGTCGAAAGATGGAGCAACACGAAACGATGCACGCAGAGATGCAAAAGCACGCTGCGGGCTTTTTAGAGAAAAAAACAAACCTAATTATGAAAACAACGATTGATTCGGAAAATGGCGATGGCTGGACACTTTACCACGCCGATTGCGTGCGAGCGGCAAAAGAAATTGAAAGTGAGAGCGTTGGATTCTCCGTCTTTTCGCCACCGTTTGCCGACTTATTCACCTACTCCAACGATCATCAGGACATGGGGAACTGCGCGAACACGGGCGAGTTTATGCAGCACTTTGGTTTTTTGATTGATGAGTTGGCTCGGGTGATGATGCCAGGGCGTGAGGTGGCGGTCCATTGCTGCGATTTACTTTCAACCAAGTGGAAGGATGGGGCCATTGAGTTCAAAGACTTCAGCGGAGAAATCATCCGGGCATTTCGTGATCGCGGTTTTTTACTGCATAGTCGAATCACAATCTGGAAGTCGCCAGTCGTGGAAATGCAGAGGACTAAGGCTCACGGGCTTCTCTACAAGACGCTTTGCAAAGATAGTGCGAGCAGCCGAGTCGGTGCTCCGGATTATTTGCTGGCCTTCCGTAAGCCTGGGCAAAACCCGAAGCCTATCGAGCACACCCCCGCGGATCTGCCTCTCGACTTGTGGCAAGAAATCGCCTCGCCGGTCTGGATGACGGTGGACCAAGGGAATGTGCTCAACGGTCGCTGTGCGAAAGATCAAGGCGACGAGAGGCACATTTGCCCTTTGCAGCTAGATGTGATCAACCGCGCTTTGCATCTGTGGAGCGCAAAGGATGATTTGGTTTACTCGCCATTCACGGGGATCGGATCTGAGGGGTATTGCGCGCTCAAGATGGGTCGGCAGTTTGTAGGGAGCGAGTTAAAGAAAAGCTATTTTGATACGGCAACTGATAACCTCCGATCGGTGGGGATGCAGTTAAATTTCAAAATGGAGGCGGCTTAATCATGGCCGGAGAATGGATTAAAGTAGAGAACCACCTGCACGAGAAGGTCGAGGTGGCGGCGATTGCTGAGCATACCGGATTAGACCTGGATGCGGTGGTCGGGAAGCTCGTGAAGGTGTGGGCTTGGGCGTCACGGAATTGTCACGGTGACGGCGTGACAAGTGTCACGGCACTGCGTGTCATTCGTGAAATCACACGCGTCGAGAACTTCGACGAAGCCCTTTCAAATTGTGGTTGGATTCGCATCAAAGGCGACAAAATCGAGTTTACGAACTTCGACCGGCACAACAGCCAAACTGCTAAAGAGCGAGCACTTGCGACACAAAGAAAGTGGAAGCAACGCGGTCACGAAGCTGTCACGAAAATGTCACGCCCGCACCGTGACAAAAACGGGACTAGAGAAGAGAAGAATAATAAGGCGTCTGCCTACGGCAGCACGCCAGCCCCCATGTCCCTATGAACGCCATAATGGAAAAGATTGTCCCCATGCCGAAAGCGGCGATCCCTCTCAATGAACCGGCAGAACGGGCGGCGATTTCGTGCCTGATGCAGAATTTCGCCAACCTGGACGCGATGAGCTGGCCGGATGACCTGTTTTTTTACGAGAAGCACAAACTGATCCTCGGCACGATCCGCAAGCTGCACGAGGACGGCGTGAAGACGGATTTCATGGCGATCCTGGCGCAACTCGACGCCACGGGCCAGCTCGACGCGGCGGGCGGTGCTCACGAACTCAATGACCTCCACGATGTCATGCCCACAGGCGACTCGGGGACGGCGGCATGGCATCGCGGGGCGTTGATGGATGCGCGGCGTTACCGCACGGCGCTGGCCGCAATCCGCAAGGCGGAGGAGGGGTTTCTCCGTCAGGAGGGGGACATCGCGGCCGTGGCGGAGGCGCTCAACGGCGCGGCGGCCATGCAGGAGACGCCCCGCGTGGGCATGAAGCAACTCATCGACGGGTTGATCGCCGACCTGGAGAAGACCGAGCCGGTGGAGACTTTTGGCTCGGGGATCGGATCGCTGGACCGCGTGGCGCACCTGAAGCGCGGGGAACTCCTGACCGTGGCCGCGCCGACCTCGGGCGGCAAATCGATCATGCTCTTGCAAATGGCGCTCCATGCCCT